TGTAAATACAAAATCTTCAACTAAACATGGTACAGATTTTACAGTACCATCATAAACAAAAAAACCACCAGATTGACCCATCCACCATACGGCACCATTAACATATTTAATTGCATGTTGACCTATGGCACCACAATTACTTCCTACTTGTCTAATAGAAAAAGTAAAAGGAGGTCCCACAAATTGCATTACATAAGCAGAAGTATCTGTTAATATTAAAATGTAATCTTTACCTTTTACTGCTCCTACTATTTTTGTTCCAGAATCTATTCTAAAAGTACCAGCAGTATTTACTGATGTAGGTGTATAATCAGATATGTTTTCTTGATCAGAAAATCTTATAAACATTTGATCTTGTGTTGAAGGTGTTCCAATTGTAGTTTCAGTTCCAAGCAAAACAAGATGTCTGTCTCTTTCAGAAACAATTGACATAACTGAAACTGTAGGAGCTCCACTTACAACCGTTGCTCTTGTTGTTAATGCTGCGGGTAGCCTACTAATTGTGTCCCACTCAAATGTTTTTCCATTTTTTATAGTTGCAATTAATTTTGAACCAAAGTGATCTAATGACCAAGACGCTGATTCAAGAGTAACTCCACCAGATAAAGTTTCATCTCCCCATGCTGTAAAACCTTCTACTGATGATCCATCGCTATGTGCAGCTCTAGTTCCCGCAGATTCCCTTGTGATACCAGTTAGATTATTTCCTGTGATTCCAGTGTAAGAAATAAATTCTGTGCCAACTTTTATAGTACCTGAGTTAGGTAAGTTCGTTGTTGATGTTAATGTGATTGAGGTTCCTGCGCCTCCAGTTCCAGCAGTATCATCTAATAAAGCTCCATTAAGAGTGGTAATTATACTTGATCCTCCACCCCACTCGGCTGTTCCCCAACCAAATCCAGATGTTTGACTTAAGGGGCCTACTTTAACATAAGGATTAATTGTAGCTGCTCCACTAGCTGATACACTTGTTCCTGCGTTTGCCGCCATAGTAATTGTAAAGGTATCTAAAGTGGGTGCTGTAACCACTTGAAAAGTATTAGTTGTAAAAGCAGTCGCTAAGTAACCAGCTCCAGAGGGAGGTGTTACCGAAGTAAATGTAAATAAATCTCCTGCTGAAAGTCCGTGTGCGATTTTGTTTACAGTAACAGTTGCACTGGCATTTACTGTTGTAAAAGTTGCTCCTGTAATTGCAGCATCTAAAGGAGTAATATCGTAAAAAGAACCTTCATAATATATAATTAAAACTTTACTTGTTCCTAATGCAACGTATCTTCTTCCATCTAAATCTGCCCAACATAATTGTTCCCTTGCAGTTCCAACAAATGTTGAAGAAGTAATTTGTGACCAACCACCTATTTTTTCAGGTAAGCCGTATCTAAATCTTACAAAGTCCCCATCTGTCCATTGACCTTCTGCTCCAGTAGGTGTGACTTGTTTATTAAATCCAGGTCTTATTTGTACATTTGTTAATGGCATAAAGGTATTATACCCTAAGAGGAATGCTACTTAAACCATCCAATAAGAGTATATCGTACTCCTTTTATTTTTTTGACTTGATGTTTAAAGCCAGTTATTCCGTTGTTAAATAAAATTAATCTGCCTATCTTTGGCCTTAGTATTATATCATCTACAACTGTCTCGCCTCCAGAAAAATCTTCATTTAAAAATATAACAAAAGCAAATTTATCATTTGTGTCATAGTGAGGTTTCTGTTCTGTCCCACTAGGCCATCTATTGATTTCCATATTATCAATATTCATAGGAGTAAAATTATAAACCTTGTACAATGAGGCTAGTTTAAATAATATTTGATCGTCTTTATATGGTAGTAAGTATCTTCCATCTGAGTCGAGTTTTTGAACTTTGTCAGAAGACTCCATAATCTCTATAAAATTATTGCATTCAATATTATTTAAAAAATTATCGTGTCTGATTATTATCATTTTATTTTGGCAATAATCGTGTATATAATAGTTTGTAAAATAATGAAATAGTAGAAATGCCGAAAATAGTAGATAATTATTTACCTGCTCAAGATTACCTTCTCTTATTAAGGTTTATGGACTCTCAACGTTTTTCTTGGTTTTTTTTTAATGGTAAAATAAAACCAACTAATAAATTATTTGATTATCAATTTGTGCATATATTTTATATAAATGACCACATTAATTCAGAGCATTTTAATATTTTAAAACCATTACTTGATAAATTAAAACCAAAATCTTTGATAAGAATAAAAGCTAATTGAAATCCTATATCAAATGAATTAATAAAGTTTGATAAACATTATGACCAAGATTTTAAATCTAAAGCAGCAATATATTATCTTAATAATAATAATGGTTATACTATGATAGGAGATAATAAAATAGAAAGTGTAGCTAATAGAATGGTTTTTTTTGATTCTGATGAAGAACATTATGGAACTAATTCTACAAATTGTAATAATAGAATGTTAATTAATTTTAACTATTTTTAAATGATTAAAATAATAGATAATTTTTTTGAGAAAGATATGTTGGAAAAAGTAAAATATCATGCGACTACTCAATTAATGTATACACCTAGATATTTTGAAGGAACCACAGAAAAAATTTCAGAAAACTATTATGGAGATCGTTTTAATTTATGTGACGATAAAAATTTACGAGACACTTTTGTTAAACAAGCTGAAAAAAAATTTAAAATAAAAATAAAAAAACTCAACATTGGTAGCGGTGTAGATATGAGAAACCTAGATATATTCAAACCCCACACTGATGATAAAATTGCTAAAATGAATATATTAATTATGATTAAAGGAGATACGGCAGTGACTAACGGAACCGTATTTTATACAGACAATAATTTAGATATGCATATAGGTTTTAGGGAAAACAGAGCTCTAATGTTTCCATCTAATAAAATGCATAGTCCACATGCAAGTACACAAGAAGGAATAAGAAGATATACATCAACTCTATTTGTTGAGGAATATGAAACTGATATATAGCATACCTGGAAAAGTTTGGTGGATACAAAATTTCTTAGATAAAGAAACTTATAAAGGCATTCACAATGCGATTATAAAAGAACGAAAAAAAATAAATTTACAAGATGCAAAAAAAGTATGGGAAGAAGGTTTAATTAAAAATCTTGCCTCTCCAAAAATAGTTGGGGTATCAAACTACCCACCTTTTGAAAAATTAAAAACTTTAGTAAAACAAAATCCTTTTTTTCAAATTCCTCATTTAGATTTTATGTCTACAACTATTCACTTTATGGAAAAAGATGCAGGTATAAATTGGCATAGTGATAAAACATGGAAATATGGAGCTACATATTATATTAACAATAGATGGAATGAACAATGGGGAGGAGAATTTATGTTTGCAGATAATAATAATCATGGTTATTTTCCTATACGAGGAAACACATTAGTAATAATAAAATCTCCATTGACACATAAAGTGAATAAAGTATTAACAAGTATAATACCCAGAATAAGTATACAAATATTTATGAAATAATGACAGATCACTTAGAAGCAATTATACACCTACCAAATATTTTAGATGCTGAGTTTTGTAAAAGAATACAAACTTTAATAGATAAAAAAGCTAAAAAAAATTTAAAAATTGGAGCAAGTAAAGAAAATAAAAATATAAGAAACGTAAAAGGTTATCACTTAAACTTTGATACACCAACAAATACATTCTACTGGAATTATATTAAACAAGAAATAGAAAGACTTATTATTTTTTATAAAGCTAAATTTCCCTTAGCAACTGGAAAGAAAGTAGAACAAATAGATTTACTTAAATATGAATTAGGAGGAAAATATTCTCCACACATAGATGATACAAGTTATAGTCCAAGATTACTAAGTGTTATTTTAAATATTAATGATGATTATGAAGGTGGAGAATTGTGTTTTTTTGACCAAAAATATAATGAGGTAAAATCATTGAAATTAGTAAAAGGTTCAATAGTATTTTTTCCTAGTAATTTTATGTACCCTCATACAATAAAACCAATAACAAAAGGTCAAAGGTATAGTATAGTTTCATGGCTCAGATAATAAAAAATTTTTTTTCTTCTCAAGAATTAAATCTCTTACAAAAATATTGTTATAATAAACTTGATCAAAATAAAGATTGGGCTCTTGATGGTCAATCTTTTTCTCCAGCTTGGTATTTAGATCCTTTAATGATTGGTTTATTAGATCTAAAATTACCTTTGGTAGAAGAAAAAAGTAAATTACAATTATTTCCTACATATGCATATTGGAGATATTATGTACTAGGGGGAACACTTCCATATCACACGGATAGAGCTTCTTGTGAAATATCAATAACTTCTTGTATTAAAAAATATGATAATTGGCCAATTGTAGTAGAGGGCGAAAAATTTGAATTGGAAGAAGGAGATGCGGTGTTATATAATGGTTTGTTTGAAAAACATGGAAGACCCGGTACTTATATGGGAGAAGGAATGGCACAAGTTTTTTTTCATTATGTAAATAAAAATGGTTTATTTAAACACCATGCTTATGATAAAATGAGAAAAGAAAGTGGCATTGAATTTACTACTGAAGATAAAAAAAATTTAAAAAATGATTAAAGAAATACATTATACTTTTTACCATTGGGGTCCTTTTCTGTATCACACTTCTTTACAGCCAAAGG